GTCTGGTATTGTCCAGGGATTGGAAATCAGAAAGATTTGACTGAATACTACCCTAAGGAAATTTTGGATGGTAAGAAGTTGGAAGTATATACTTTGTATAACACTGATGGAACTCTCAAGCAATTTCCAAAAATGATGGCATCCAAAGGCAGAGTTGTTACCACGGAGGGTGGTATCTTCTCTGGATTGAATTACACATTCCCCGAAGACACTTTCGGTGGTTTGTGCATGGCAACACTTATTGGAAATGCTAAAGGAACTCCTTTCATTGCTGGTCATCACTTGGCTGGTCGTGGAACTACAGGAGCTGCGGGTTTTGTAACTCGCCCTCAGATTGAGGCTGCTATTGAGAAACTAGGCACTAAGCCTGGTGTCTTGATTTCTCATTCTGCTGTTCCTATGGAAACTCAGTGTATGGGAGTGGACTTCGGTCCTCTTACTCCTGTGCACGAGAAGTGTCCTACTAAAGCACTTCCTGCAACTGCTAAGATTAGAATTCATGGTACACACAATCAACCACGCAGCTCTGGAAACAAGAGCAGGGTTGTTACATCATTGATTTCTAAGCATGTTGCTGATGTGATGGATATTGAGAAGGAACATGGACCACCCCAAGACATGGGAGGTTCATACCACAAGGAAGTTGATATTGCTGGAAAAGTGGATACTGCTGTTAAATTTGATACAGAGTTGACACAGAAAGCTTATGTTGATTATTGTACTCAATTGGATAAAATCCCTGAGTCAGAAATCGCTAAGTTAGGGAAAATGTCAGATGATGCAAATCTAGCTGGCATGGACGGAGTGATTGGAATCAATGCTATGAATTTTAGTACTTCTATTGGATTTCCCTGTAAGGGACCCAAAACACAGCTCGTAGAAAAGAGCGATCGCACTGTCAAGGGAATCACTTGCCCTAGAGATGTAGATCCTATTGTGTTAGAAGAAGTCAAGAAGATGGAAGCCAAACTTTTGAAAGGTGAATCAATCAATGCCATTTTTAAAGGTGCTTTGAAAGATGAGCCTGTGAAGGTTACTAAGAAGAAGTGCAGAGTGTTTGCAGCGGCAAACTTTGCCTTCGTTATGCTTGTTCGTAAGTATTTTCTTAGTTTGGCAGCATTGTGTCAGCGTAATAAGATTTTGACTGAATGCGCTGTTGGTACAGTTGTCCAATCTCCTGAATGGACTGAATTGTACAATCACATTGGAAAGCATGGCTGGGATAGAGCCATTGCTGGAGATTATGCCAAGTTTGATGGAAGAATGAGCCCACAATTTATGTTAATGGCTTTCAAACTTCTTATCAGACTAGCTGAGAAATCTGGTAATTATGACGCTGATGATTTAACTATTATGCGTGGTATTGCCACTGAGATTTCTTACCCGACTTATGACTATTTCGGAACTCTTGTTCAATTTATGGGATCAAACCCATCTGGACATCCGTTGACCGTTATTATCAATAGTTTGGTTAATTCTCTTTACATGAGGTACACCTACTACGCTATTGCTCGCAAGAAGCGTTGGTGGAAAGTTCCTCTATATTCCGACATTGTGTCCCTAATGACATATGGTGATGATAATATCATGACCGTCAAGAAGGGATATGATGATTACAACCACACAGCTATTGCTGCTGAGTTTTCCGAAGTTGGAATTACTTACACTATGGCTGAAAAGGACGCTGAATCTGTTCCTTTCGTTAATCTAAAAGATGCTTCATTCTTGAAACATTTTGCAGTGTACGATGAGGAGTTGGGATTGTACAGGTCCCCTGTGGAAGATTCGTCGATTGCTAAGATGTTAC